AATAAATAAAATAAAAAAAATAAATAAATAAAATAAATAAAATAAATAAAATAAATAAAATAAATAAAATAAATAAAATAAATAAAATAAATAAAATAAATAAAATAAATAAAAATGCAATTTTTTATATAAAATAAAATTTTTTTATATAAAAAGTATAAATAATAATATTATTTTTATTTTAACGTCTTCTATGAGTTTTGCGTTTTCTATATCTTCTTCGCATTTTACCTCCATAATTTTTTTGAGTACTTGAAGAACTAAACCATGATGAAGGATTAAATATAGATTTTGCATTTGTTGCTGCTGTATTAGCATTTGTCATTAATGCTGTCCTAAAACCTACAGTGCTTAAATTGGGCATGTTCGCTACTTCCATTAATGTATTACGAATTGCTTCATTTTTTTGATCTGTAGACATTTGTCTCCATAATGGAGAAGTCATCATTCTATTATTACGCATAATTGCATTTATTATAGCAGTTTTAAAGTTTGTCATTGGCGATGATTGATACTGATTTGACATTGGCGATGATTGATATGGCATTCCTTGTTGTCCCATATCAGGTTCTGTATAACCTTGCTCAGGTAATACAGGAGTTTCTGGATTAAATTCAGGTTGTTGACTAGAATATTCCATTATATAATATATAATATAATTTAAAAAATAATTAATAAAATAATTAAAAAAACGAATAAAATAAAATGCTAAATATTTCATATTATTGAATTGTAATAATAATGATTTATTTGAATATTATTTTTAACTAATCTAATCATTTTTGCATTAGATATATTTTTATGTTGATATGCTTTGGCAATTGTATCCCGTGTATTTATAATTTCTTTTGTTTGAATATTTATTTACCATTTATTTGTTTTTTTAACATTAATTTTAGGACCAGCGCCACGTTTTTTGGTATTAGATGGATCATACTTTTCATCCTCATCATCTGAATTAACATTTTTTGATAATTCCCAGAACTCTTTTGAACCTAATTTGAAGTCATTATGATTATCTGCTTTGTACCAAAATACTTGATCATGTAATTTATTTGATTTTGAGTTGTTGTGTATTACCAAACACTCGTAATTTTCAGTACACTGATCCATGACTTGACAAAAAGACTCAAAAGTTGGGAACATTCCTGCATAATTTTCATATATTCTTTTTCTATTTGCAATATAATTTTCACGAAGAATAAAAACGTAATCTATATTGGTGCGAAGAGTTGGAGGTATTCCAAGTGGATATTGCATAGTTATGACCAACATTACTTTCCAATGTCGTCCATTCATAAACAAAAGACGCATCAATTTATCACGCGCCCAAGTATTATCATAAAGACAATCATCTAGAATAACAAAAGCGCGTGGATCAATATTGCTTCTTTTATAAGTTTCTATTTCTTTTTTAACTTGTTTAAGAACAGTTCTTTGTCTTTTCAAAATATTCTCTATTATTGCAGTATTGTATTCATTATGTATGAATAATTTTGGAACCATTTTAGCGTAAAACCCATTACCTTCTTCTGTACCTGAAATAACAGTCCCAATTGGAATATCTTGTTGATAATATAGTAGATCTCTTACTAAAAAAGATTTACCAGTGTCACGCTTACCAATTAAAACAATTACTGGACCTTTGTTTTCATTTGATTTAAAACTAATTGATTTCATATCAAACTTTTTTAATTCTAATGTCATTATTATAAATTTTAAAAGGATTAAAAAAAAAAAAATTAACGAATATGAAAATTAAAGCAAAATTATTTTTAATAAACTTTAACAAATAAATAAGTTAAAAAATTATATAATTTATATATTAATTACCTAAAGAATGATATCTGTAAATTATCATAAAAGAAAAACTACAGAAGTTTTAAAAAATTTAGAAGATTCAAAATATCTTTCTATATCTAATCCACAAAATTATATTCCTATTTATTCTAGATTTTTTTCATTGAATGAAACAAATTATAATAATATTCATTTAAATCATAAATGGCATATTTCTAGTATTAATAATAAAGATGAAACTAATGAACAATTATATAATTGTAAATTAACAAAAATCACAAATAATAAAGTAAAAAATAAAAATGTATTTTTTAAAATTGCTCCATTATTAGATCCTTATAAATATTTAATTGGTAAATATAATATAAATGATGAACATTTATTTGATTTACCAAAAATAAATTCTGATACTACAATTTGTCATTCAAAATTATTAAATGAAAATAATTCTGCATATGTAGATGGTTTTTTTTTATTTTTAACTAGTAAATTAATTGATAATCATAAATTTATTCATGGAGTTGATTATTATGGTTCTTATTTAGGTATAAAAAACAATTTTGTAATAAATGCTTATGATGATATAGAATATTTAAGTAATTCTGATTTTTTTATAAAAAATCAAAATATTTTATTTGAAATTGATAATGATGAATTATTTAAAAATGAAAATAAAAAGAAAAGTCCAATTAAAATTGAATATAATACTAGCGCTAAATCAGAATTATCTATTAAATCTTTAAAAAATGAATTATTTGAAGATTTATTTCAAGATAATTCTAATGAAAATAATGAAAATAATGAAAATATTATAAATTTGGAAGATATTACAGATATAAATTTATTAGAAAATAAACATATAAATAGTTTAACATTAAAAACAAATTCAAGTTGTTCATCTAGAACATCTTATACACATGATAGTAGTGAAGAAGATACAGATGAAGATATTTCTTATGAAGAAGATTCTAGTGAAGAAGGTTCTAATGAAGATATTTCTGATGAAGAAAATTCTGATGAAGAAGAAAGAATTGATTTAACTATTAAAAAATTTCCTGTTCAAATTATTGGAATGGAATATTGTGAAAATACATTTGATAATTTAATATTAAAAAATAACTTGTCAAATGATGAATGGTTTTCTGCTTTAATGCAAATTATAATGATTTTAATTACTTATCAAAAAGCATTCAATTTTACACACAATGATTTACATACAAATAATGTTATGTATAATGTAACAGATAAAAAATATATTTATTATTGTTATAAAAATAAATATTATAAAGTTCCAACTTTTGGAAGATTATTTAAAATTATTGATTTTGGTAGAAGTATATATAAATTTGATAATAAATTATTTTGCAGCGATAGTTTTCAAATGGGCGGTGATGCAGCAACGCAATATAATATTGAACCTTACTTTAATAATAAAAAACCTCTTTTAGAACCAAATTTTAGTTTTGATTTATGTCGTTTAGCTTGTTCTATTTTTGATTATTTAATAGATGACTTTGAAGAGACAAAAAAATCAAATATAAGTGATCCAGTTAAACGTTTAATAATTAATTGGTGTTTGGATGATAAAGAAACAAATATTCTTTATAAAAATGATGGATCTGATAGATATCCGGATTTTAAATTATATAAAATGATTGCAAGATGTGTTCATAAACACACCCCACAAGCGCAATTAGAGAGAAAAGAATTTAAATCTTTTATAACATCTTCAATGAATGTTTTGTTACAAGAAGTAATTAATATAGATAATATACCATCATATATTTAATAAAAATATAATTGAAATAATTTTATTTTAATTATGTTTGTAAATAATATAAATAATATAAATATATAATATGAATTCTTCTTTTGGATTTATAATAACAAGACACGTTAATTCTGAAAAAACAAATAAATACTGGAACCATTCAATAAAATGTTTAAGAAGTTTATATCCATTTAAAAAAATAGTTATTATTGATGATAATAGTGATCCAAATTATTTAAAATCTGAATTTGAATACAAAAATATTGAAATTATTCAATCTGAATTTAAAGGTCGTGGCGAATTATTGCCTTATTATTATTATATAAAACATAAATTTTTTGATAATGCAGTTATTATTCATGATAGTGTTTTTTTTCATAAAAAAGTTCATTTTGAATTATTAAAAAATGTAAAAGTACTTCCGTTATGGTTTTTTCATGCTGATAAAGAAAATATAAATAATACAATAAATATAACAAGTAGATTAAAAAATAATTATTATTTGAAAAACAAGTTGTTATTAGATAATCCAGTTTTAGGAATGAATAATTCAAAATGGTATGGCTGTTTTGGTGTTCAATCATATATTAATCATGAATTTCTTCTATATTTAGAAAATAAATATAAAATAACAAATTTAATTGCATGTGTTTTATGTAGAGCAGATAGATGCTGTCTTGAAAGGATTTTTGGATGCATTTTTTTTACTGAAAATCCTAAAATATTAAACCAAAAGGCGCTTTTAGGAAATATAATGAAATATGATAAATGGGGAGACACATATGATGATTATATAACAAATATAAAAACACAAAAAAATAAAAGTGTTGTTAAAGTTTGG